CCCGAGAATCACCCGTCCAGTTGGTTGAAAACAAGGACCCAGAATATTTAATGGATTCGCGGGGTTACACATATGGCGACGTTCTAAACCTGGCACGGTTGATAACACTAGGCTTTGTGTTGAGTAAATAAATGTTATGTAGTTCAGTTGGGCAAGCGGCATGCCAACAGGCTAAGTGCCTATACCCCTAACAAGGCGCTGCGCGCGGCCCGCTGTTAAAGGCATGGCACGAGCGAGGAGCTCTATCGCTAACGAGGCGCTGCGCGCGGCCCTGGGCTTACCAGGCCACGAGAGCAGGCGTTGCCCCCTGCTTAACCTCGGGAGCGTCGCAGAATACAGGCATGTTGTGCGTTATGCGGCCATCGCGACTAATGATCGAGAGGCTTTGTTGAGCAGGCTCGGGAGGAAAGTTGTTTTGAAAGGCATACTCATCGTATCCCTTGACGCTGCCGTTAACGATCAGGCTTTGCGTTTGGATCAGTTGATGCCAGTGGCCCATCATCATTATATCGAAAGGCTTATCGAGCGCGCTTTGGCGTTTCTGCTTTCGGTGAGCCCCTAGCATGAGAGGAGAGAACACGCCGGCGATGCCTGATCCTCCCTTGAATTGATCACCGTGCGTGAGCAGAAACTTTAGCCCGTGGATATCAAACTGCACATCGGGCGACACGGGCGCATGTATTTTTATCCGCTTATCGTCTTGCAGGATCATGCCAACCATTTGGTAAATGAGCCAATCGAAATTGTCCTCGGATCGATTCTTACATTGCCATTGCTTTTTAATCCGGCCGTGGTTTCCGGTCACGCATGGCACGTATACCTCGCCAAAGGAATCCGCGAGCGATCGCAGGCCGGCCGCGAGATAGCGCGAGAGATCGAGGCACGTGCGCAGGATTCTATGCTGATTGGTTTCCGCGAGCTCCTCGTGGATATTCCCGCTAACCATATCGCCGCCCAGGGCGCAAACGATGCCGTCGTATTTAGGAGCGGCGAATTGATTGTGGCAAAGCCACGTGGCCATGCGAAAGGTGCGCTCGAGGCGCTTAACGGCGATCTCCCTGTTGTATGAATTCGCGCCGTTGATCTCCGCGATATTCACAACCTCATCAAAGTGCACGTCGCTGATAAAAAGGAGAGGAATCCCCATGATTCCTTTTTTCTGGCTAGTGTCGTTGAGCCATTTAGGCGGATCCCGCACAACCATGCCGGAAAACTTAGAGAGCGCCCGCGATCGGCGCTCCTCGCTGTCGAGCGCGTTCTCGAGCTCTTTAATCCTCGCCTTGAGTGGAGCGATCTCGGGCGCCGGCTTTGAGCTGTCGCGCCTCTCGGCGAGCAGGCCGGCGGCCTTGAGCGCATTCGAGTAACTGCCAAATTCTTTTCGCAGGATATACTCGTTGAGCCCTTTATTTTTGGCTTTGATAAGGTCGATCGTTTTAGGAGGATTGCCCAATTTGCTCGCGAGAGCCTTGAGCGCCGCAATAAGATCCGAGCGTTTTGCCATATAACGAATGTTAAAGAGCTGCGCGCTATAAATTCAAACTGTTTTTACGCGGGCTCTCATTTACACGTTTACGTGGCTAGCAAATATCTATCCCGCCGCTCGAGCTCGCCAGGCGCGCATCGGCGGCCGCGCATCGACGGCAACAATCGCTTTTTTTATCAGGCCGCGCCCCAATACTATGCCCGAAACTAATGGCGGAGCTCTTACAGAGAGACACGAGCTCGTGGGCGGCCGATCGGTGCAAGGGCTTATCGAAAGCATGATATTTTTTCGCGCCTCGAGGGCGCTGCCAAAGGATCATTGCCGAGTTTCCCAATACACATACTCAAAGAGCTCGAGGAGCGTCGGCTCATAGGAAAGTTTGCTAATGAGGATCCGGCGGATCCGCTCCATTTCATCGATTCCGATACTGAGTTTTGGCTCGCCTTTTTCGTCGTAATAGGCGGCCGCCTGAATCGTGCCGGGATACTTTAGCGTTATGGCGCTCAATCGCCAACCTTTGGGCGGGCCGAGAATCGAGCGCGGATCATGGCGAGCTCAAATTGTTGCGCGAAATGTTGCCTTACGGCGCGCTCAACCTGGGCGCCGAAATTGAATATGGGCGCGTAGGACGTGGCAGCGTCGAAAAACATGAGCACCTTAAGACGCGTGCCGCCGCCCTTGATCGATACGACGGTGCCGCGTCTTTTTTTGGTAACGACGCGATTAGGCATGCGCTGATATATCCCAGGCCGGAGATGCGATTTCGCTCCCACGGGCACGATGAAAATACCTCGAGGATCGGCGCCGTCCGGTTTCTTTTGCGCCTCGATGATCGCTTTGCGCATCGCCTTGGTTAGGTTTCCATACGAATCGAGTTTCGCATCCTTGCCCGGAATCATCTCCCCGGTGGCGTGGATCGCCTCGGCCAAACTGCGCTCGAACGGCGTGGATTTGCGGCCGCCGCCCGTAATCTCGGCCTCGAGATACTCGGCAGCGCCCTGGCGTTGACCTTTGCCGCTTAGGAGGCCAACGACGGCCGTTAGATCACGCTTTGACGATGGCTTTACAAAAACGGCATTGAGCGTATAGGGCCGAGGATTATCGAAAACCCGGCTCATCTCCTCGCGTGCGTTGGCCTTGCCAAAAGCGGCCGTTTTATTGAGCGCGAGCGAGGCCGCAAACGGGATTTGCGATCGCGCGAGATCGTCCAGGTCTTTGGTTAGTCGCTCGAGGTCACTCGAAATATTGATGATCATAGGCTTAGGCCTATTAGGGTATCAGGATTGCTCGAGGCGGGAAAGAATCTCTCGCAGGTGGCCGGCGGAGAGCTCGAGATCGATCGCCTCGCGAGCGAGCTCCTGCGCGCTGTTACCTGTTAGGGCGGCGACGGCCTGGGCGGCGTGCTCACGCGATTCGAGCTCAAGCGCCTTGATTTGCGTCTCGAGGCGGCCCTTAAGGATTTGCTTTATGCGGATATTCATCGGCCGCCGTCGTAACACGGTACCCGCCAGGTTGCAATCAACGCCGGCGAGTGCCACGATTTTCTATCGCTCCTTTTTCTTGCAGCTCTCCACGTTATCCCGCCCGCCCTGGGCGGGATTTTTTTGCTTAGGAAACGAGATCGTGTCTCCGTTGGCGCCGCCGGCATGGCTAGATTTCGTCCACTCTCCCGAGCCGGCGGGAACGCGATAGTCACGATGCCGCTCGAGCGCCATGGTGCGGATATAAAGGCCCAGGTTGCCCCCTGCGAGGCTATCGGCCCCTGCTTGCAGCTCCTCCCGTTCTTTCGGCGATAGACGCACGCCCACGGGCTTTTTTGCCTCCGGGCTAGTGGCTCGTTTTGGTTTCTCAATTTTTTGCATTCTTTGCTCCCTTGTTTTTCGGTGGATATTTCTTTGCGAGCTCGCGCCATGGCTTTGATCGGTAATCCCGCCAGGCCCGGCCAACCATATCGAGATAGCTAGACGCGAGCAGGAACACGATCACGCCCAGGCCGGCGATCGCAATAAGCACGTCGAGGATAAAACTCGCGCGCAGGTAATGCATTAAATCGGCGTCGCTCATTTGTGTTTCCCCTTTGGCTCGAGGCCGGCCGCGAGCGCCGTATGCGCATTGCTTAAACGGATAAAGTGCTGCCCGTTAATGCGGCCGCTGTTTTGATACTCGGCGAGCGCCTCGAGGAGCTCGGGCAGCGCCTCCGGATAGCGGATCCCAGCGAGCGCATTCACGCATGCGACGATTCGTTTAGCGTCGGCCTCATCCAACCGATCCGCGATCTCTCGCCGGCTTTCCAGCGCACTCGAATCCGCCGGCGCCTTTCCTGCGTATATGGAAAAGGCGGATCCGCTCTTTTCCGCAACCCAGGGCGCTCCCGCCGGCTCGGGCGCGAACGTTACCTCAACCGTCCCGCCGATCTCACACGGCCCTAGCATTTTGATCGTTATGGCACCGAGCTCGCCGGGCGCCACGCCAAAGCGAAAATCGGTGACGCCTTCGAGCGGCCGGCCGTCGATGAGGATTTGGCAGTTTTTTCCGCTGATCGGAAATTTGGGATCGATCGGTTTCACTTCTATTTTATGCAGGCTCATTTTCTTTTTCCTTTTTTCGAGAGTTGGTTTTCTATGTATCCAGCAAACCGCCTGAGCGTATACGTATCAGCGCCGCGCATGAAAGGGCGCAGGAGCTCGAGAGCCTTAACGATATCGGCATGTGGCTTTTTTAGCTCCATAGCTTTCCTGTTTCGCAAACGGTAATCCTTTGCGAGCTCCTTGTGCACCTCGTAATCGATCCGCTCCCGTTTTGTTGGCTCGAGGCCGGACGGTGGCTCATAAGGAGCCTTTTCCGGGCGCGTTTGAATGCTCCCCTCGCTCGAGGTCAAGTAAATATCGCCATACCACAAGTGGCCGCGCAGGCCCTTGAATCGGAGAATATCTCCGGCCGGAGTGCGGAACACGTGGCGAATTCCGGAGAGAACCTCCACGCGCTCGCCGAGATAAATCGCCGGCACGTTGAATTTTGTTTTTGCCGCTTTTTGCACTTTGCTTTTCTTTTTCATTTTTTGGCTCCTTTGTTTTTCTGGTAAGTTTTTGCGCGCCGCCTAGCGCTGTCGAACGCTGTTACAAAATCCTCCGCCCAGGCCGGCCACGGCGTGCAAAACGAATTGCACAACCGGCCGATCGCTTTGGCGGTTTTATATTGAGCTCGCGACGCCCATAGAGTGGACGCCGCGAGCTCGCGCTTTAGCTGCCCGGCCATTAGCCGGCCGCCTTTACTTGTTGAATGATTTGTTTTGCCACCTCGGGCACTACGGCGTTTCCGAGCAAGTGCACGGCCGCTTTTTTGGAGCTCGGTAGGATGTAACCGGCCGGGAATCCCATGGCCTGGCGAATCTCCTCAATCCCGAGCATGCGCATATGTTTGCCGTCAACGAGCGCGAATCGCTCGCGCGTGGTTACGGTGCCGAGAGGCTTTGCGAGATCGCGGCCGCCCTTTTCACGGCCGTAGTAGGCCACTAAAAAGCGTTTCCCGAAACGTTTGCGGCCCTCGCATACCTGGGCAAGCGTCGAGGCCGAGCGCCCTGGGCGCGCGATCGCATTCCAATTGCCGGCATTCCAATCGATGATCGTGCTCGCGGCCACGTGCTCGAGCTCCGGGTTGGCGATCGTGAGCTCGCCGCCCAGGCGCGCCACGATAAAGAGGCGCACGCGCGATTGAGGCACGCCAAAATCAGCGGCGTTGAGCACGTTCTCCGTGAGCCGGTAGCCGAGCGCCTGCATGGCGGTTTTCCAGGCCGGGTAAAGCGCCCAAGTGAGAAACTCGGCCACGTTCTCCACGATCACCGTTTTAGGCCGGTGATACTCGGCGCACGACACAACCGCCCAGGCCGTCGAGCGCGATTCATCCTGCGCCGGCGTCTCGCGGCCTGCGCGGCCTCGAGCCCTGGAATGCCCTTGGCAGGCCGGCGAGGCGAGCAGGAGATCCATGCCCGGAACCTGGCTCCAATTCGCCTGGTGGAGATCCTGGCACGCGTGGATCGCGGCCGGGTGATTGGCCGCGTGATACTTGACGGCGAGAGGCCAGTGGTTTCCGGCCCAAACTACGTTAGCGCCTGCGAGACGCGCGCCAGTAGAAAACCCGCCGGCGCCGGCAAATAAATCAACAACTCTCATGGGAACCTCCGATATTGAAAAGCGGCCGCGATTAGCGGCCTCCGATTTGTGTTTTGCCGGCCGAAAGGCCGGTTGTATAGCGCCCGCGATTAGCGGGCTCCTAACGCTCCCTGCCCGTGCAGCTCCGCGCTTAAGCCCCGCCACGGCCGGAGGCCATCGTTCCGATTTTTTTGCTCTCCTCGAGCTCCGCCGCGATCGCGGCTCGCTCGGCACGCTCGATCTCGCTGCCGTAAAGCAGGCGCACGCGTTTTTCGAGATCCTCCGGGCTCTCGCAGCGCCACCACCCAGAAATCGAGCGATCATCGATCCTGAGCGGTTGGCCGTTGATCCAAATCGAGCCATAGAGCTCGCCGCTACCGCCGCCGCGCATCCAACAAATTTCCGATTTAACTGATAACTTAATGATTCCACTTGTTTGCATGTTTTTGTCTCCTAGATATAAGTTTAACATTAAACGTATAACATTGAAAGTTATACGTTTCCCCCGGACCCCAACCCGCCAGGGAGGGAGCACGTACCCTGTTTAAAGCTATGCAATATCAATAACTTAGATAGCAACAGGGTACGTAGGGTACGTAGGGTAGGCGTTTCTAGGGAGGGATATAGGAAAGAGGCGCTAACTAGTTGATGCAACTAGTTATTTTTCTGCCTATTAATTATACATACATTACATACCCTACATACCCTGTAAGGGGTTAAAGCCCCGAAAAGAGGGCGGAAAGTGCAGGGTACATGTACTAAAAACATTTACACTGTAGACGTACCCTGCCGAAAAAAAGGCGCACAAGTGCCCGTTTTTGTATAGTTTTTAATTTTAGCGTTGGTACCCTGCGGATTCCGCGGAATCGTAAGTATATGAAATCAAACGAACATATCTGATTTTTTAGGCGGGAGGCGATAAACTAATTTTCCGTTTGACTTTGCGCCCTCGGCTCCGGTGATCTCACGCACGGCCTTTGCCACGCCCTTGAGATCCTTAGCCGTGGGATTGCCGATGCCGAGGCCCTGGGCGATCGCGGTTGCCGTGCGAGGCGTCCACAAATCATCTTTAGCCTCCCAGTTGTAAGCGTCGCGAATGCGCTCCTCCATGGGATCGGGAGCCTCGAAATTTTTGTTGTGCTTATTGAGGAGCGGCATTTCGTCGGGAGTAAGGCGCCATGGCTCGCCGCTCTTATAGAGCTCGTAAAACTCCGCCCAAACTTGCTGCATATCTAAACCATGATTGTGTATAATATTCGCGCAGGGAATCGTCCAGAAACGACGGTTGCCGGTTGGATCGGCGAGGTAATCTTTCGGGTTAACGCTCGCGAAAAAAACAGTCCTCCGCGCAAATTCCGATTCCGTGCGCGCGTATGGCCGGCGGAGCATATCGCGATCCTTAGTGAGAAACGCTTTGAGCTGCGCGATATCGGATTTGCGAAACGTCGCGTCCACCTCTCCGAGCTCCACGAGCCATTTCGTTACGGTCTGAAAAACGGAATCCTTATCGTCGGGCCGCAAAATGCAACCGTCCATCGTGAGCTCGAGCTCGCGCGGCACGAGGGATTTAAACCAGGCGGTTTTTCCCGAGTATTGCTCGCCCTGGAAAACGAGCACGCCGCCCGTGGATGCGCCGCTCGGCTCGAGCGCGGCCGCGATCGCCGAAACCATCCACCGCTTGATCAGGAGCTCTTTAAGATTTTTAACCTCATCGTCCATTTCCTCGCCCACGGCAATTACGGTGGCGTAAAACATGGCGAGGCGCGATTCCTTGTCCCAGGCCTTTGAGTGAATCCAATCGGCCACTGGATTCATCGGGTTTTGTCCGCCGATAAAGGAAACAAATTCCGGAATCGTCGAGGTCGGCAGGCGCGCGATCGACGCTAGCGAGATGATCAAAGTCATCTTATCGTTTCTCGCCGTGTCGATGAGGAACGTGGAATTTGGAATCGAAATTTCGAGATCCTTCCGGATCACGTTGTAATTTACTTTGATCCCGCAATGCTCGAGCAATTTCTCCGTGTTTTGAATCGAGGCCGTGGGCTTTGCGTCTTTGCCCGTAGTGAGCGGCCACTCCACGCCGATCGGCAAAACCATGGGCGGCGCTTTTTCTTTCGGCGCCATCGCTACCGGCACGAGGGCCGTTTTCGGAGCGGGATCCACGGCCGCGTCGATGAGCTCCTTAACGCGCCCGAGGCCCTCTCTCGACGCGAGATCGTTATAGTCCGTGGGCTTTCCCTCGCCAACGAGGAATTGCACGACGGCGAGGCGCCCGCGAGCTGCAATGGCGGCCTCCGTGGCGTACTTAACCCCGCCGTTTCCCTTTTCCGGCTTCCAGCAATCGTTATCGGCGCAAAGGATGAGCTCGGCGCGCGGATACTTTTTGCGCAGGCCGCCGGCCACCTTCGCGAGATTCGACGTGTCAAAGGCGATCGCTACCGGGTAGCCGGTGGCCTCATAGATCGACGCGGCCGTGGAAAACCCCTCGGCGATGCAAATTTTTAGCGTCGGGCTCTCGGGATCCACCGTGCCAAGGCAACAATAAGATCCGCTCTTTTCGCCGTCCTCGAGATACTTTTTCGCGCCGCCAAAGCTGATAAATTGCAGCGATCGCAGCTCGCCCTGCAAATTCCATAGGGGAATTACGAGATCCCCTCTCGAGAGGCGAGCGAGGTGCGGCTTAATTTTTTTGTTTACTAGGTATTGATGATCGGCCGGCGCCGGCGTGCTCTCCTCCCAAATGCGCAGAGATTTTTCCGCCGCGAGCGCCGAAAGCCTAGCCTCCTCCTCATCGCGCATGCGCCGGTGCTCGGTGATCCTCCGCTCGAGCTCTTTGCGCTCTTTGCCCGTTAGCTTTTTATTGTTATGCGCGGCCCACGTGTATTTATCTCCACCCCAGCGGCCGTAGCTGCCGGCCGGCCGCTCGTCGATGTGCAGCACGCACCACCCGTTGAGAGAGCCGGCCTTGTCGCCGATCACGTGGAAACGCTCTATTTTCCCGGTGCCCAGAATAGGATCAGTGGTTTCTAAACCCTTATCCTTTAGGGCCGAGAGAAACTCGGCGATAATTTGTGCGTGGAGATCCATTCTCGATATTCCTTAGCGCGTGCGTTTAACGAAAATTCCGCCGCAATAAGGATCGATCGTGTAAGAGCGCCGGCCGCTCCGCACGGGATGAACGCCGCCGGGAATCTTTCCACGGTAGGCGCTTTTTGGAATCTTAACCACGTCGCCAACGGGCAACGCCTTGAGCACGGGAATCCAATTTTTATTTATCGTAAACTCATTCCTGATCACTAGTTTCATACATCCCCCCGGATAAAAGTTTTAGGATCCGCCGCCCACGTTGGCGGCGAAATGCGCGCCCCAAAGTAAGACGAAAAGGATCCACGCGAAAAGAATCAGTCCGCCCACGAGCCAGGCTTTGCCGCCGATTCCGCTCGAGCTCGAGGCCGGCGCCGGCGAGCCCTCGGCCTGGGCGGGAGATGATTCTATTTTCCGCAATTCCTTATCGCGCCGGTTGGCAAAATGCGTATGCGTCGAAAAGCTAACCACGTGCTCGCGCGCGAGCTCATCGAAAGCATCGGCGCGGCCCTCTATTCGCGCCTTGTGCACGGCCTCATCAACAGAGTTAAGCGGCTCATAGGATGCCGGCCGGGTAAATTCATAGATCCGAAATTTTGAAAAGCGGAGCTCGCCATCAACCTCGATCGCCTCGTGCACCTGAATTCCAGGGCATCCAAAGATTTGGAAAATTTCATCGCGCGAAAGGTGCGTGCCCTTGTTGAGCGTTACGATCAGGCCTTTATCGGTAGGCTCCACCACTCCGATCGATGGCAGGCTCGAGTTATACCGTTGAGTTATTGGGATCGTGATCATGGGCGGCGCCTTTCGCTTTTTGTTTTCGGTAATCAGAGTAATCGAAATAGAGATCCTCGGGCCCGAGGATTATCGGGTAAGAGATCGCGGAAATTTCGGAATCGCGCCGCTCTTTAATGCGCTCGAGTTTTTCCGTGGCGCCAATGGGAGCCGGATCGGCATGGAATCCAATCGCGCGCCGTGGTTTTATTTTCATACGCCACCACATCCAACGCCGGGATCGTTCGAGAGCGGTTTCGCGCAATGCATGCACGTGCCTTTTACATCAACGTTATCGCTCGGCGGATCGCACTCGCAAACGCCGGCGCCGATATTCACGATCCGGCCCACAACCTTGCCGCCGCGATCGCGAAACTCCGCCTCGCCGGCCGGCATCTCGGGATCCGCGAGGAGAGGAATTTGATGCACGCCGTTTAGCTTTACATCCTTTTCGCACACCCAAAAGTCACTCGGCAGAATCCCGCCGGCGCCCTCGAGGCGCTCAACGTTTCTTTTGTGGAGCCTCTCCGCGTCCTCGTAATCGGCTTTTGCCTGATCAAAGATAATTTTAGAAACGAGCAACCCCATGCTCGTGAGCAGGGTAAGCGCCGTTTTCGCGCTCACATCGGCATTGCCCACGCGGTGGAGCATGAGCAGGTTGCGCGCCTGAATCGAAATACGCCGCTGTAACCATGGCGGGCATGCGTCGATCGCGTCTTTAATTTCCTTTTCCATTTTCTAGCGTTCCTATTTTGTGCCCAGGCATTTCGCGCACGCGGTAGCCGGAGCGGTTATCATTTCATAGTGTCCACACGCCGAGCAGGCCCGGCGTTTGGCTCTTTGCTTCCCCGGATTCTGCTCCGGCGGATCACAAAGCCGGCAGTAAAGCCTCCATTTTCCATCGATCAAAAAAACAAATCCCTCGTATGAGCTCACGTGCCGGCGGCACTCAAAACAACTTCCAAATTTGTCGTTTTGCAAAGCCACTCCGTTAGCTCCACGCCCAGGGCCGCGATCGCGCCCAGGCCACCCAGCGCCACCACTTTGTATCGTGGCGCAGGGTTAGGCGCGATGGCGTTACGTGCGTGATCAGGCGGCGCCCGATGCCCGGAAATTCCGGCGTGTCGCCAACGTAAAACCCGAACGTGCTCGGCAGCTCGAGGATCATTTTGGTAGGCGTCGGATAGAGCAGAAACCAGACGCCGGCCACGAGCGGGATCCACTTGCCGCTAGCGTCCGTGCGAAAGTTGGGCACCACTCCGCCGGCCCAGGTCGAATAGGCAAACCGCCATCGCTTCCATTTATACCACGCCATTAGTGGAGCTCCGGCGGCCTGGGCTCGGCCTGATCAAAAAGCACGAGCTCGCCTCTCTCGTAAATTCTAAATTCCATGGGGCTCTTTAGCGTGCGAACGGCGCGCATATACGCGCGCTCGGCCGCCGGAAATGCGTGCACGCCGGCGTAAGCGGTTGCCCGAATTTCGCCGTCGTGGAAAACCGCGAGCACCACGGGCGCCGCATTCCAATCGTGATTGGCCGCGAGCGTGGCCTTAACGGTGGCAAACATTGTGCTCGTGAGCGATCGCGCGAGATCGCGCGTGGATACGGTAGCTCGAGCGGCCGCGTCGCCTAGTCGGATCATTGACCTAAGCATTAGTGTCTCCTCGAGCAATCTGATCGAGAGCCACGGCCTGGGCGGGAGCGATCACGAGCGGATTGCGGATTAGGTCGCGATCGAGCTCCGAGAGATCCTCCTTTTCCTCAACCTGCACGCACGTGATGTAAGCCACCACGGGCACGCCCTCGCTAGTTTTTCCTGTCCACGCCCTGGCCGGCGCGCCATTCATATGCACGATTTCTTTTGTCGATGTAACGGTGATTTGCACTTGATCCCCCCATAGATTTCCGCCAGTGCAGCGGTGTTAGTCCGGTTTTGCTCCCCTGAGCCGATGCACCGGCAGCGCCACCGCTGCCGCGCATCCATTGTGAACGCCTAAAAATGCCCGCATGATCTCGCTCGGTTGCCCGAGCGGCAAATCGAGTGGCAGGTTGGCGGCCTGATTACAGCGGCCGCACTTGATCTCCGCCGGCTTTTGCGAGTGATCGATCGTGATCCACACGAGGTGTTTCATCGCCGCACCTCATAGGCCGGCCGCGTGTCGCCTGCAACGCCGATAAAGATTACCGCCGCCCAGGCCGCCGCAATAAACGTGATCGCTATTAGGATCTCACGCATAGGCATGTTCGATACTCGCGATCGTAAAGGGCGCATAGACGCGTGCCGCCCTGGGCGCCGGCGTCTCGATGCCGGCCACCTCGAGGCGCTCCTCGCGCACGGAATTGCGGCGCGCTTTGGCTCGCGCCTTTGCGGCCGCGCCCTCGTGCGTCTTTCGGCATTCCTTGCAGTATAGGCTCCGGCCGGTCAACCTTTGCATATCCACATGGAATTCGTCGCGCGCCTTTACGATCGTGCATTTACGGCACGCGATAAAATCGTGCTCGCTCATTGCGGAACCCATTGGCCAAAATCGAAAACTTTAGCGGCGTCGTAATCGAGACTTTTGCCGCCGCACTTTTTGTTTACCGTTTGCGCGAGAGCATATTCCCCCGTTGGCAGGAGCGCCTTAGTGCCGCGCCACGCCCACGAGCTCGCCGCGATCATGCATAGAGGCTTTTTCGATTTGTCGGTTGAGCGATCGATGAGGCCGGCGGCAATGAGATCCTTACAGTTTCCTCCCGAGCCATACATGCCGCACCGGAATCCCCCCGCGCGGATCCGCGTGCAAACGCCTTTGGCGTAAGAGGCAATCAACTTAAAAGGAAAATCGCCGTCGAATCCCACATACACGGCGCTCCCCTTTGGTTGCCGCCATAGCTTTGCGAGCTCGAGGATCCGCGCGGCGTCTATGGCCGGCCTCGAGGCGTCGCGGAAAGTGGATTCGCTGGAATTGTAATGCTGGAAAACGCCGGCGAAATAAAAACCGCTACCAAAGATGCGCGCGAGCTCATCGGCTTTCGGAGTTTTCCCTCTGATAGATTCCTTTTCCCAATCGTAATAGCGCATAATCGTATGCACTTTGTGCCTGCGCATGAGCTCTAAAAACTTTTGGTCGGTAGGTTGCGCCAAATCAACGGCGCCGTAGGTGCCTGGCTCAAAACATTTCTCGCCGGCCGCGAGCTCCGGGAGAGGCTTTGCCGCCGGCGCCGAGGCGTCCGGCTTATTATCGCGCAGGCACTCCCGATACGCCTCATCGTTTTCCATGAGTAGTTGGCAGGGAAATCCCCTAAGCGGATTTTTAATTTCCTCCTCCTCGGCCGGCGCCGGCGGCTCGTGCCCAGCTCCCTCGCGCGCGAGCTCGGCCGGCGGATTTAAAACGCCGTCCGATTTTGGCGGCGTGGTTGTGCAGGCGAAAAGCAACGGCAGCAACAAAAAAGCCACCGTGAAACAAAGACAATTAAACGAGATACGCATTCTATTCCTCCACTTTCGTTAGTTGATCGTTATCTGCCAACGCTCGCCAGGCCTTTACCTGCACGTGCGGTAGCTCCGGAAACGCGGCGCCGGGAGATCCATACCACTCGAAATCCGTTCCCCTGATCGCGGGAGCAACCACGAGCTGGAACCACGAGCGATCGTATAGATCGTTACCCTGATTTTTAAAGAGGTCGAGGGCGGCGTTGTAATTGTGGGCGGATTCGCCAAATCGCGCGCGGCTCGCGCCTCGGTGAAATACCTCCTCCTGATCCTGCCGCCCGCGCCCGGCGCAGGAAATGTGCGCCTCCGGGTGTTTGAGCTGCAACGCCTGAAACCACTTGAATAGGCCAAAGTGAAAACCGCTATAGCGTTGGATGATCGAGAGGCACTTAAGGCACTGGCCATCGTTTTTATGTTTATACATATAATTTTCCTTTCCGTGGCCGCAAAGCCTTACCTATTTTCTCCACCGAAACGGCGGCGATCACATACAAAAACACGATAACGGCAACGGTTGAATCTTTCATTGAATCGCCGCCTCCGTGGCTTCCATGAGTTTAACCAGGGCGGAGCGGTAGCCCTCGCGATTGCTCCACAATCCGTTCGCCTGATTTTTTACATCGGCGAGCTCGTGCGCCTCGCGGAATGCCTTGAGCCTCTCCTCGAGCGGACGGATCGAGCGAAAAACGGGATCCTCAATAATAGGGATCACCACGCCGGGATCAACGAGAGGGAAACTCTCGTGCTCGACACATATCACCCAATTATTTGTTTCCACGTCCGTGCCCAGGCCAACAAATTTCGCGCCCTCGGGGATCCCAGAAACGCAGGTAAAAGATTTTCCCGGCGCAAACATTTTCAACAATGCTTCCGGTCTAAATTGGATTCGTTTTAATCTTCTGGCCACTCTATCCCCCCGGTTAGAAATCATGCCGACGCGTCGGCTCGCTGTTTTCGCACGCGCGCGCGAGCTCTCGCCTGCTCTCTTTTTTCCCGTAACTTTTGCTCATCCACGGGCGCGAGCTCGCCCTCAACCTGGCGAGCTCCACGCGTCTTACTCGGCAGCGGCTCATCGCACTCCGGGCAAATCTCCGGGCCCCGCTCGAAAATCGCGCGGCATGGCTCGCTAGCGCACTGGGATAGTTTTACGCCTCCCGGCCCGCCTCCGCCGTTACCGTCGCCGGCGCCCGAGCCCTCGAGCGTCCACTCCTGATCCCAGGTTGGATAGCCGTGGAGCCCAACGTTATCCACGTGATCGAGCACGTATGCGCATTCCTTCCCAGGGCTCGGCCGGAGCGCGCGGCCGATTTGCTGCAACCAAAGCGCCTTGCTCATCGTCCGGCGGAGCTGAATCACGGCGCCGCACGCCGGCACGTCCACTCCCTCGCCAATGAGATCCGCGCTCGTGAGCAGGTCAACGGATCCGTTCCCGAGGCCCTCGATCGCGCGCCGGCGCTCGAGATCATTCATCCCGCCATCGACGCTCACGGCGCGGAATCCCCTCTCGCGAAACTGCGCGGCCACGTTCTCGGCATGCTCAACGCCAGAGCAAAACACGATCGCCGGCACGCCTGGGCAAAGCCTTATATAGTGATCAATCGCGCAACCCGTGATCGTGGGCCGATTCATCCGAAAGGCCTGATCGCGCTTTGAGTAATCGCCCATGCTCATACTCATTCCGGAGAGATCGGCGCCCACGTCGGGCGCGTGCACGATCGGCCTAACGAGATGGCCGGCGTTGATGAGCTCCGTGATCGACGGCCCCAAAATGAGATCATCAAAAATCCCGCCGAAATCTTTGCCCAGGCCGTCGCCATCGCTCCGGATCGGCGTCGCTGTTACTCCGAGCACTTTGGCTTTCGGGTAGGCGGCGATTATTTCGCGGTAGGATTTCGCCGTTGCGTGGTGCGCCTCATCCACAATGATCAGGTCGGGCGGCGTTTGATTTCCGAGCCGGCCCACGAGCGTTTGCACGGAGGCGATTTGCACCGCCTGCCGCGTTTGCGTATAGCGCGGCGAGATAATCCCGTGATCCACGCCCAGGCGCGCCAGAGAGCTCGAGGCCTGCGTAAGGAGCTCCTGCCGGTGCACGAGGATCATGGCGCGGCGGCCCCTCTCACGGGCCCCCATGGCGATATAAGAGAACACCGCCGTTTTGCCGCCGCCCGTTGGCAGCACGTAAAGCGGAGCTCGCCGCTCGGATCGATAGGATCCGCGCAGGCGCTCCACGTCGCGGGATTGATATGGGCGGAGCGTGAAACTCATAGCGGCAATCCAATGAGGTTGAACCCGCTCATAAACACCGAGGCAAATAGCCTCGCGAGTATGCCGAGGAGAAACGGCAAAACGATGAGCGCGTAAAGAATTTTCGGAATCTCTTGAAAAAGTTTAGAAATCATTTGTGATCACTTTTATCTCATTTGGCTCACGTTCGGTCACTAAAAATGTTGAATGATTCCGGAGAGTGAATTATAAAAGGTTAGTCAACAAAAACTTTTGGAAACGGGAGGAATTTTGGCCGCTCAAAAATCGATATGGCTTTCGCCCGAGGAGCTCTCCGCCAGGTGGAGAGGCAAGCCAAAAACGAGCACGCTCCGCAATTGGCGCTATCGCAGCATTGGCCCAAAGGCGCAGCGCATCGGAAAAAACGTGCGCTACCTGCTCGCGGACGTTGAGGCCTGGGAGGCCAAAAACGCCGAGAGCCAGGCGATGCCGGCCGCCATTTAGTTAGGCGCCTCGAGCTCGAGATCGCTCCCAGGCGCGAGCTCCACGATGCCGGCGGCCGTCGCCTCATCGCTCGGAAACTCGCGCATATAGGCGGCCACGATGCGATCGGCGGGAACGTACTTCCAATACCGCTGCACCTTGTTGAAAAATTGCCCGAGCCGCTGCATATCCTCGTAAGTGCACCGCTCCGGCGCCCACGAGCAGAGTTTTTGCTGGACGGCTTTCCAATCCGCGAACGTCTCCGCGTAAGTGCAAATCATGGGATGCGAGAGATCCTCCCACATGCGTTTAAATTCCGCGAAAGGAACGTGGCGCTTATCGGTCTTGAGCGTATGGAATTCCGCTGCGCCGTCGCGGCCGAGGGATCCGAGCCAAATCGAATCCTTAATTTTAACGTGAGCGCCGCAACCGCTACTTATGTTTAGGAATAAAGCCATCCCAATGAATGAGATCGCCCCACGAATCCATGCCCTTTTCGATCGCTTTTTTATGCGCATCCTCATCTCCCGCCTGTTGAGCTCGCTGTAATTCCGCGAGCGATGTAACTGTTGCACTGAGCTCGGCGCCAACCTGGGCATCGACCACGATAGAAATCACGCCATCCTGCACGCCGAAAGAAAACTTGCCGGCGAGGTTATTGATCACGCTCTCGAAAATTTGCTTGATGATCGGAAACTGCAAAAACGGCAATTGCGTATAGGCGAAAGAAATAATCAAGGGCGCCGAGATGCCGGTAATAAGCATGGCGACAATTCGGTTTATGAAACTGCCAACAGGATTTATTTTTACCGGCACGGCGCCCATGATTTTTTCCTTTCGATCGACTAGGCTTTTTGCTCGCCCGATTGCTCGGCGGCGATCGCGGCCGTAATCGCGGGATGCATTTCCTGGCCGGCGCGGAAATCGGCGAGGCCTTTGGCGAGGAATTTAACGATAGGGTTATCCACTTTGCCCAGGCCATAGGCGGCGAGCGCGAGCGGATCGGAATCCACGTCAACGACGGCCGAAACTTTTACCACGAGAGCGCCGGGCACGGCCGGGATCAGGTCTTTTTTCGGCATGCCAACTTCCACGTTAGCGTTAACCTTGAGCGCGGGCGTGATGTCCACTTTCACGGTGCCGAAATCGCCTAGCTTCTCATCAACTTCATTTGGTTTTTCAAACATGAATTGTCTCCTTAAATAAAAAAACAGTCTTACGGTAGCGAATATGGTTGCACACGTGAGCTCAAAAGCAAAGTGCCGAGCGAATGCGGCAAGGTAAAGATAGACCGATTTCACTTTGCGCTTAGTGCGCCCTCGATGCGCGCCAGGCTCTCGCGCACCTCGGAGAGCTCTTTCGCCACGCAGTTATCGAGATCATAGTGGCGTTTTTCGATAATGTTTATCCGTTGCGCGTAATTAAAGAGAGACGCCTGGCATGCCGTCTCCTGCGCTTTGAGCGTTTCTTTCATCGCCTCGAGGCGGGCGGTAAACGCTCCGTATCCATAAACAAAAGTTAGCGCGCCACCGAAAACAGTTACCAGGAGTGCCACGAGCTCAAGGCTTATTTGCATCCCTTAATGTTAAGGTTGAGGAGCGCGGATCTCAACAAATTTCGAGATACACGCTCTCGTGGATCACCAGGAAATACGCAGGAATCCGGCCACGCCTGCCGTGCCGTTTGCGCCGTGTCCGCTCGCGCCAGTAGCGCCGCCGCCGCCGCCGCCGCCGCCGGCGCCGTAGGACGTTCCCGAGGGAGCGGCCGGAGTGGATGCGGGAGAGCCGGCGTTACCGCCCACGCCGCCGTTGCCGTAACCGCCCGCTCCGCCGCCGCCGCCGCCGCCGCCGTTTCCGGACGCGGAGCCGAGAGCGCCTCCGCTAAATCCGGTTGTGCCGTTGGATCCCGCCACGCCGTTAACGCCCTGGGATCCGCCCGTGCCTCCAGCTCCGCCAAACGCGCCGCCCGCTCCGGCCGAGGTGGAGAGATTTCCGGCCAATCCCGCGCCGCCGCCGGCAATGCTCGCGAGGAGCACGGCGCCGGACGTGGTAAGGGTTGTGGCTCCTCCGGCCGATCCTGAGCTGCCGTTTGCTCCGCCGCCGCCGCCCGATCCCAGGCCGGCCGCACCGCTCGCGCCGATCACAACCGCCAACGTATCGCCAGGGTAAGCGGTCACGTCGATTGTTTTTAGGAACGTCGCCGAGCCGCCGCCGCCGCTCGCGCCGCGTCCGCCGCCGCCCTGATCCTGTTGGCCGCCGCCGCCGCCGCCGCCGGCTCCGCATCCCTCGACAAATAGCCGCGTGATGCCGGTCGGAATCACAAAGGATCCGCTCGCCGTGAAATCCTGCACGCCGGTTGCGGCGCCGGCGCCGTTTGCGGCGGCCGTCAACCGGCCCTGGGCATCCACCGTAATGTTAGCGTTAGTGTATGAGCCCGGAGTTACGGCCGTGTTTGGGAGATCGGCGGCCACGAGTGCAACCCCGAGGCTTTTCCATGCGCCGTTAACGCGAATTTCCACGGCGGGAATCGTGCTGTTGTAACGAATCATGCCGTCAACCGGAGTGCCGGGCCGCTGCCCAGTGGTGCCGCTCACGAGCCGCGTGGCGCCGGTGCCGGAGAGTTTTACTCCGTCCACATCCCAGCGCAAAGCCTCAATGCCGCCTGCCACGAGCGCGGCGATATCGGCGCCGGGAGAAAAAATACCCGTGTCGGCATCTCCTGCAAAAGAGAGCGACGGCGTGGCGAGCAGGCCGGCCGCGAGGATCGTGCGCAGCTCGGCGCTCGAGAGATCGGCCACCGTAATCCACGCGCTGTTTGCGGCGTTGCGGATTTTGAGAAAACTCGTGGCCTCGTCGAGCCACCACATATTCGCGGCGGGAGAGGCCGGCGCGGAGGATCCCGAGTTATTGGAAAGGATGGCCGCGAGGGCCGAGTTGATATCCGCTCGAACGGTGGCACCGTTCGCGTTGGCAATGTTAAAATCGTGTTGGCTCATATTTCTCCTTTTAGGCTACCTGTCGCCCGTATCCTTTAGCAACCACATTAAAATTACGGGAAACGATAGTGTCCCCCGCGTTTTTGAAAACCACATCAAACCCGGTTTCGCTCTCGTTTGAGATCGTGTAATAGTCGCCGCTCGCCATGTTGTTAGCGGTGATCGCGACGGCCGGCGGCACACGGAAAGGCTCGGGATAATCAAAACGGTAGGTCGAGCCCAGGCCGCTCGCGAGGCCCACGCCGTTAACGGTGCGATCATCCATATCCACAACCACGGAAAGGGAGCGGACCCAGGCGTTATGCGTCGGCGACGGCGAGAGCATCGTTAACTTAAATTGGTAGGCGCGCGCTCGATACTCGGTGGCGACAAATCGTTTCCAATCGCTCCACTCGGGATCGTCCTCGGGATCGTCCTCGGTGGATCGCACATAGAGCTCAACGGCCACATCGCTTACGCTCTCGCCGTCGAGATCCTCCCAGGAATCCATATCGTCGTAACGGAGATCAAAGATTTGCCCGATATCAAAAGCCTCGACGGCCACGAGCGCGGTAAGGTTAGAAGTAAACACGGCGCCGAGATCAAACGTTTCCTCGAAATTATATTCCCCGAAAATACCAACGCCGCCGGCCGCGTCGATCGGGCCCTCGAGGTCGAGATCCGGGATCTCATCGAACGTGATCCGGCTCGCGAGCGAAATTGCCTGCTCGGTTTCATCAAAAACCATATCCACTTTTTCGCCGGGGAAACCGGGGCTCTCGGTGATCGTATCGATCACGTTGAGCGCGAGCGCCTCGGGAACCGTCGTTGTGATAATGGTTTCCTCGAGCGAGGGATTGCCCGACGAATCCACAAATTTCGCCATGTAAGTTCCCGAGAGGAGCGGGAGCTGCACGCTCGTTGCGTTGCCGGGAATTCCGTCGTCGATCCGGATGGCGTCTCCCCACGCCTGCCCGGTGATCGCCGGCGTCCACCTGATTTCTATGTAACCGCCCACGAGCACGTCGAGATCAGTGGACTGATTCCAATTAAGGCGAGCCATGCCAGAAACCGGGAGCAGGGAGAATCCCGACACGCTGGCCGGCGGCGAGGTCTTTCCGAAAACCTCCTGCGAGAGCGAGCTCGTGGGAGAGCGCACGCCGAGCGAGTTGAGGGCGATGAGCTCGAAAACATACAGGCCCGGTTGCGCGTCCGTGAGCTCGGCGGAGATATTCGCCGTCTCGGGAAACTGCACCCAGTTATCATTATCGCGCCGGTATTGCAGCACGTAGGACACGGCGCCGATTACTTTTTGCCATCCCACGGAAACTTTTACTTTTACCGTCGAGCCCGATCGATATAGCGATTCCTCGGCCACGAGGCCGGCCGGCGCCGGCGGCGCGATGCGCAGGCTGGAATAGGAGCGAGGCGGGAGATCGATGCCCTGCTCGATAAGAGCGTATTTTTCGGGATCGCTCGCGAGCGCCGTAACCTCGAAAACGCCGCCCTCATCCTCTTTGATCGTGATCACGCGGAACGTTTGCGGCTCCACCTCGAGGCTCCGGATCATCCACGTGGCGCCAATTTTTGGCGCGGCGGTGAATGCCTCGGATACCGTAACGGCGTTGCCGCTGATCTCCTCGATCAGGCGGTGATCAAACGAGCCATCCGGCAGCATTACGTAAATGCGGCCGCCGTCGAGATCGCCATCGGGAATCGCATCGACGGTGATTTGCGTCGTGGTAGCCGCCGCAATGCGCCCGCCCATGCGCGCGCCCGCGCGCGTAGGATCCGCCACCTGTATGAGCTGCCCAGGCCGGCACACGAGCGCATCTAGCCCGGCCTTGAAAGTAACCGTCTCGGCTTCGTTTTTCTCGGTATAAAGGAGCCATTTCCCGAGCCGGTGCGCCTGCCCTCGAGAGGTGCAACCGAAAGCCACGATCTCCGTTTCGTTGATTCCATATTGCAATATGGAATCTCGATCCTCAACGTACTCCACTTTTTGGCGATAGAGATCCTCGGGATCATTCCACGCCACGAGCGCCACGTTGTGCCGCGTGCGCGCGCTAGCGCCTTGGTAAACAAAGTTTCCATCCACCACGTTCGCCGGCGTATAGAGCGCCACCGCATCGCTCGGCGCATCCTGCGAGGCGGTCACGAGGCCGGCCGCCCAATAGATCATCGATCGGAAAATAGACGCCATGTTTTGCAGGACGGTATAGGCCTCCTGCCGCGATTGGAGCATGAGGTTGCAGCGGAATCGCGGCTCGAATCCCCCGTAGCCGTCCGGCACGAGCTCATCGCAATACTTGCCGATCGAGTAAAGCCCCCATTTATCGATATTGCCCTCGGCAATAAAGGATCCCAGGCCGTAGCGCGAGCTCGTGCAGATATCAAAAAAGCACCACGCGGGATTATCGCTCCACGCCGTTTGAAATGTGCCGTCCCAATCGCCGGTATAGATGCGCGTTTCCGGATCATAGTTGGAGGGGATCCGGATTTTTAGGCCGCGCATATCAAAGTAGCGGCTCGGCACGCTCGAGAATTGCTCGGCGTTAAGGCGGATCGCGACGAGCGCGCTGTTGGGATAGCGCAGTTTTGAATCGATCACCTGCGTATAAGAGGCAACCGTTGCATCGTCCACAACATAGGCGGAATCCGATTCCGGAGTTTCGCGAACTATTTTTATATTCCACGGCGCATCGCCCGTGAGCTCGGCGCCGAGCTGCACCTCGAACCGGCTCGAGGATTTTCCGCTTACCGTGCGATCGGCGGCCTTTGCGTAACTGCCGCCGCTCGGTTGGATCCAAAGCGTAAAACGCACGCTAGCGCCCGAGATATCTCCCGAGCTCACGTCCGTGCGCTGCAATCCCGCGAGCTCGAGACGCACCTTAATGCGGTTAATGTTAGTGCCGTTGATTTCCCGGATCACCGGCTCGGCGTGTTTGAGCGGCACGTTTAAACTGATTTCATTTTCCACCGAGCCAAAGCCGGGTATATAGCTTTGATCCTGAGTGCCTTTGCGCTCGATCACCGTAACGCCGGTAAAATTATAACTGCCGTCCGGATTCTTTAGCGGCGTTTCGTCGAGGTAAACCGATTCCTCGCCGTTAACGAGGCCCTCGATTTCTCCCTCGCCGATCAGGTCAACCACGCGGATAAAGGCGCGCGTTTGAATCGTGTCGGATCCCTCGACTGGGATCCTCGGCGTGCCCGCTGAATCATCGTCTCCGCCGGCGCCGCGAATCACGCGCTTATTGTTGCTCATACGATTCCACTCCTGCGCTCACAACGCATGTGCCAACTAAAAGGCGCCCGTAGAAAACCGGGATCGCGTGGCCCTGGGCGGTCACGTTCGCGGGCCCGTTGAATAGGTAAGAGTTTTTATTTATCGATCCCTCGCGCTCGAGCGGCCCCTTTGGCGGGCTCGTAAGCAAATCGGCCACGCCGCCAAAGATGAGGCCGGCGCCTACGCTAATGAGCACGCCGCCAACCTGGGAGGCGCTGCCGAAAGACATGCCCGTTACGATGATACCGGCGGCAACCAAAACGGCGCCGAGCAATACCTTAAACCAACCTGATCCCGCGCCGAGCAAAACGGGCACGATCCGGATCGAGCTCGAGGATCCGCACGGGTTGCCGAGCTCATCGTAAGTGAGAAAACTGCCGCCCGTGAAAATTTTAAACCCGTAGCCGTCCAGGTGCGCGCGGCCCATGTAAGAGGCAAAGCCGGCGAAATTAGCTTTGAGCGCCCTGATCGCCTCGTGCACGTTTTTTACCGCGAATTTGTGCTCGCGCCCGAAACGCTTTGCTAGCTCGCCGTATAAAATAACCGTTCTCATTGAACCCCGTGGCGCACGATCATGCGCGTATTTTTCTGCCAGTATCCGCCGTAAACCTCGCGGGCAGAGAGTTTTTTTCTGAGGTGATGCAGCATCAAATTAGGGCCGATATACACGCCCGCGTGATTTGGTACCCTCGATCCGATTTGCATAATGATCACGTCCCCGATCTCGAGTGTATCAACGCGAGAGAAACCGGCCACCCGAAAATTATCCATGTAAAGATTTTGGCCGGCTTTCCACCACTCATCGACGCGAGGAAAATCCGGCAGCGTGATTCCTCTTTCCTGCGCATACCAATCCCTGATCAGAGAGTAGCAATCAAAAATGCCGTGCGCAAAATCGCGGCCCACGAGCGGAGCCCGGTACCCGCTAGGCCGTAGGGATTCCCAGGCGCCGCTCGGCACGCTCACGATATACCAGGGCAGGCCCGATTCCTCGCAACCCTTGAGATCGGCCTGGCTCGGCCTGGGCGGGAGATCGCAATGAGAGTGCACCACGGCCACCACTTTGCCGCTATCCTCCGCCCTGGCGTAATCCTCGGCCGCCATAACGAATTGCCCACGGATCGAGCTCGAGACGTTGCGGCACGGAATATAATCCAACCCGCCCGGCCGCTCGATCACGAGCCCGCACGCCTCGCTCGGATACTCCGCGCGCGCCTGGGCGAGAGCGGCGGCCCTGATCATCTCGTTGATCACTTGGTTAACCCCGCGCCAGGGAAGGAGCCAAAGGAAAGCGGCGAATCATTGCCGAAACGCAGCTTGCAGCTCGCCAGGCGCTTACCGCAAACGTCCAGGGCATAAAGCGGATCATCCTCGGGCAGATCCTCAAAGGCCTCCTCGAGGAGCTCCTCGGCCGCCTCGAGATCCCCTGCCGCCGCATCTCGCGTCGCCAATGCCGCATCGTATGCGCTCGTAGCGGCCGCGCACGCGGGATCGATATCCCACGTCTCGAGGTAATAGATCACGTAGGCCGAGCGGCCGATCGATGCGGCATTGGGCTCGCTGCGATAATAGGCGGCGCCGGCGCGATAGGTCGAGCCCAGGCTCACGAGGGATCCCGAGAGGTAAGCCTTTGGGCCCGTGCCGTCGAATATGCTCTCGATTACGCAATGCTGAATATCAGAGAGCGCCGGCACGCCGCCCGGCCGCTCCGTGATCGTGATCGAAATTTGGTTGGCCGTGCGGATCATCATGCAGGAGTTTCCCTTTGCCTGCGTCGCCAATTCGAGCGCGGCCTGGGAGCTCGAGAGAGCGGCAATCGCATCCTCGAGCGCGATTTTGGCGGCGATCAGGGCACTGGCCTCCGCGCTATGCGTGCCGCTCGCCGCAATGATTTGATCCTGCGTCGTGTAAAGCGGCCCGCCCGTATACCCGCACTCGCTCCCGCGATATCTCCACGTGCAAAGATTCTGCACGATTTGCCGGCGCGGCAGGCGAATCCCCATGAGGTCACATGCCGAGGCGAGCTCAAACTCCACCTTGTCGCGATCCTCGCTCGCTTTACGATCGATAAAATAAACGTCCGGCTCAAACTCCGCCTCGGGATCCTCGCTCGGGTTGCCGTCCGCGAAATTGACGGCATCCAAAAACTGCGCGAGCGTTCGACGCCTTGTTACCTTTCCGCCGTGGAGATCGCCATAAACTTGGATGAGCGCCGAGATCGCCGAGAGCGCATTCGAGACGGCGAGTTTTGGCCGAGGAAATTGGCCGTTGCCGGAAAACTCGTAACCGCTCGCGGCCACCGGATAGCGCACATAAGTTTGCCCGTTCCAAACCACGTTTTGCGTGAGCTCATTTGTGCCGGCGTGGAATCGATACACCTCGCCGCCCAGGTTGGTAAGGTCGAGCTCAAAGAGCTCGATGATTGCCGAGGGCGCGAGTTTCTGAATTTCTGTCGCGAGCACCTCGGGAATACTCATAGGTCAAACACCTGCTCAAAATTGCAAACGAGCGAGCGCATGCCGGCCACCGGCTTTGTGGCGCTCCACTTTGCGCAAATCCATTTAAGCGCCGTATCCTCATCGGGCGGCGTCCAGTAAAAATATTCAACGCCTCCCTGCTCTTTGAGAAACTCCTCGATTTCGTCGATGAGATCGGTTTCCCGGTTTTGAAAACTAAGCGCCCACGTGCTCGGCAGAGTGTTAAGGCCGCTCGCCTGGCGTTGCTCGTAACCGTCGCCAAACTTGATGCGGTTAACCCTCGGCTCCACATCCTTGCCGGCGCCGAAATCGGGATTATAATCAAAAGTTGGATGGCTCATTTTGCGAGTAATCCTCCCGGCCTTAGCTCACGTTGAATCGCGGAATTTACGACGGCGGCCACAACCTTGCCGAGTTGTTTGCCTTGATCGCTCGCGCCCGGATTGGATTCCACCTGCGAGCCGGCGCCGTTGACGTTGACGGTAATGCTCGTTCCGCTCCCGCCCTGCATGGCCACCGGGATCCGCCGGCCGTCCGGCAGCGGCACGTAAGCCTCGGGCCGCGAGCCCTCGCCAAAGAGCGCCACCTGTGGAGAGTTGGCCACGCCGCCGGCCGCGTATTTTTTGAGCGGCACGGGCCCGCGCGAGCTCATAATTCCGCCGCCGGCAAACGCCGCTCCGCCGCCGCCGGCGCCGGCCGCGCCTGATACGGCAGCGCCGAAAATTGCCGAGCCAATGCCGGTAATCGTTTTGCGGAAAGCGATGCGCAGGAGATCCTCCTCGATCGATTTTGCGAGCGAGGAAAAACTAAGTTTCCCCGTGCGGACAAAATCAACAAAGGCATCCTCGGCTCCGCGGAATGCATCGGTCAAAACCATTTTCGTTTGCGCGGCCGTGTCTCTCGCGGCCTCCGCATATTCCCGCCACGCCTGGCGCGCTCCCTCGCCGACGCTCCGGCGCTGTTGCTCCTCGAGATCGATGAGCTCGTTTTTCATTTGCCGCACCGATTCCGCCGCCTCAACCATGGCAGCGGTGCCCTCTTTGGTCGATCGCTTTGTGGATTCGCTAACGGCAATTTCCTGCTTTTTCGCCTCGACTAATTTTTGATACTCGGCCGTGCTGTAACGCGATTGATTGAGCTCGAGTTTACGCAGCTCCGCCTGGCCTTTTTCTTTTCCGAGGTAATCGGCGGCCTGCTGTTTTTCTTTGGCAACCTCGCGCGCGTAGGTAACGCCCTCGAGCTCTTTGCGCAGGCGCGAATAGGCGGCCGAGGTTTTATCGGTAAACTTTGCGTCGAGCTGCGCGAGCTCGCTGGCGATCGCGCGCGTGGCGTTGGAATCGTTTAGCGCGCCGGTTTCCGCGCGGATTTTCTGGATGCGATCCTCGATCGCCTTGATCGCGCTTGCATTTCCCTGATCGAGCTCGCCTCCGGCGCCGGCGTCCGTGCCGCCTTTTTTCGCGGTTGGCTTTGTGCCTTTGCGCTGCCGCTCGCGGATCTCGGCAGCGGTGCCCTCGCCGAAAATCAGCGAGTTTCTCTGTAAGGCGTCGAAACGCTTTTTAGCTTTTTCAAAACCCGCGATCGTGTCGGCAACATACTTGTCGCCTCGAGCGGTAGCAGAATCGTAAAACTTGCTTTGGCTCTTTTGCTGCGCCTCGGAGTAATCACGCCAGGCGGCGGCGGCTCCCTCGAAATCTAATTGCAGGCCACGGATAACCGCCTTGCCGGCAATGCCGAGATCGAAAAATGTATCCTTGAGGTAAATGAGCGCATCGGCGGCGAGTAGGATGGCCACCTTAAATCCATAGTATGATTCCTCGAGCACGAGCCATGCAGCAACGCCGATCGCGGCCACCTGGCGCAAAGCCTCGCCCAGGCCCTCAACCCAATCGAGAGTTTCCTCGGCGTTACCGCTGGTAAAGGCATTGGCGATTTCCTGCAATGTGGGCAACAGGCCGTCGAGGATATCGACGCCGATTTGCTTTGCCTGCACGCCCATGATCGTGAGCGAATCGTTAAACTGATCGGCGCGCAGGGCGAAATCATCCGAGATGCGCAGGCCAAATTTTTGGATCTCCTCGCCTCCCTGGTTGAGGAGCGGGATCAGGTCGGCGCCGGCGCGCCCGAAAAGTTTTACCGCGATCGCCGCTTTATCCGGGCCGTCTTTCATTTTCTCAAAACGGTTAGCGAGCTCGAAAAGAAGCTGGCTAGTGTTTTTGATATTGCCCGAGAGCCCACTCCGGAGAGAAACGCCGGCGGCCTTAAACGCGCTCTCGGCCTCTTTGCTCCCGTGCGCGGCGCCCGATACCACTACGTTAAATTTTTTGAGAGATACTTGGAGCTGATCAAAACTAACTCCGTTTAGCTCGCCGGCGGTCTTAAGCGCCGAGAGCGCCTGCACGCTCACGCCGGTTTTCTGCCGGAGATCATTGAGATCATCGCCCAGGTCGATGATCGATTTTCCGTAATTGATTATTTCCCTTACGGCGAGCGCAGCTCCGAAACCACGGATCGCGTTGGCGGCTCCCTGGAATGCCTGTATGGATCCGGTGGCCTGGGCTTTGAGATCCACGATCCCGCGTTTGGCCTGATCGACGCCGGGTTGCCCTGCCCAGCTCGCAGTTATTTTTATCGCGGAGGTATAATCTAGGCCCATTGCTTACCCCTTTGGCGCCGGCTTTGGCTCGTGGAAAACGCCGAGAGCGCCTCGCTCGATCAATTGCAGGTCACTAAAGATTTCGTCACGTTTTTTGTACTTGTATAATTTAAGCACAAATTCCACCGATTGATAATTCAAACCGATCACGGTGCCCATGCCGGCAAAAAGCCATTGCGTATTTACCGCCAAAAATAGTTGGATCGCCGGCCAATTTTCCTCCCACACGGGAAAACAATCCTCCTCCGGGAGAGGCGCGGCCGCCTCAATCACGCTAGCGGGCGCGCCCAGCACGGCGAGATCCTCGGCGATTCTATTTTTAGGCGGGCCGCCTCGCGCCCAAAACGCTCCCGCCTCTGTTAGTTTTTTGCTTTGATCCCTCGAGCGGAATCAAAAAAGGCGTTGGCGATCGCGGCCGCCACTCCCGTTACCTCGAGCAATTTTTCGAGCGCATCGGAGGAAAAGGGAATCTCTTTTTTATCGGAATCGTGCACGCGCTTCCACCCGAGCACGATCTCCCGCGTTACATCTAAAACGGTATTCTCTCTCTCCCCAACCTTGTCGAGGAGCTCGAGCACGCGCGATTGCGGAATGCGCTTAAACTCAACGTCGAAATCGCTTTCCTCGAGACGGCCGCCGTCCGCCGGCAGCTTTACTTTTACAGGCCAGAGATAGGAATGAGACAAATTTAAAACGAACACGTTAGCGATCCTCCAAAAAATGCGGGCTTCCGGGCCGGGCAGTTGTGGCCGCCCGGCCCGGTATTCCTCGGGCCCCCACAAGGGCCCGAGGTTTTCGCCCTTCGGTTGTGTTTCTTAGGCGGCGGTAATTACTACCTCATCGTTGCCACTTACTGGCGTGGCGCTGATCGGAATGTTGAGCATCGCCGTGCCCTGGCTATCCTGGTAAGAGGGGTTGCCGATCGAGACGGCAGGAGCCGCGAGCGTAACTTTGTGCCCGTTGGCGGTGCCGTGCGTGATCGTGAGAGCGCCTTTAGTGCCATCGCGCGCGAGCGTAAAATAGTCTTTATCCGAGATCGCCGGAGCCTCGATCACGATATTGCCGGCAGGTTGGCGATCCGAGATGATAACCGATTCCTCGCCGATGAGCGCCCGGAATTCCACTCCGCACGCCATGTTGAGATTTACCTGCTCGAGCAGGCCGGCGTATCCAAAGAGCGAATAGCCCGTGGTATTGGAAGTGTTAGCCACTTTTGGTTGCTGGAACCCGGTGAAATCCGGAGTGTCGGCGGTATCCTCAACCGGAGCGGCATACAGGCTAATGAAAGTAAATTTCATTACGGGAATGTTTTTAACGTTGATGCCGATTTCCACCGAGCCGCGCGCGCCGAGCATTTTATGCAGAATGCCGTCGAGGTTATAGTAGAACGTGAGCGAGGGAATATCGTCCGTGATCGGCGCGTATACGGCCGCCACGCGCATAAGCGGAGTGCCGTCCGCCGAGGCATCGTCCGCCGCGATCGTGGCGAAAGTGAAAGTGTTTCCGTTGGGCACGGTGGCCACGGTTTTTTGTCCGTTGAGCTCCGTGTCGGTAAAGCCGGAGGTAATGATTTTGTCACCCACGGAGAGCCCGTGCGAGGATTTGGTTACGGTGGCCACGCCGCTCGCCACGACGGCCGAGATCGACGTGGTGTTAATCGTCTCGCCGAACCCGCATGCGAGGAGCAATCGCGCCCAGGCCGGAGCCAGGCCCTTTACGCCGGCGCCGGCGAGCTCGATCTCGAATCCCAGGCCGCCGCTAGATTGGGCAATGAGGGAATCGCTGATTCCGAAATATGGGCGGATCGGATTGCGGCGCACGAGCTCGGCGTTGAGCGGATTGGCCTCGAGGTTGCCCACGAGCATTGCATCGGATCCGGTTGGCTCGGCGTCCTCGCCGTAAGTGTCTTCCAGTTTCGCAAACAGGATGCGTTTATTGTATTTCTGGCCCATGGAAATCCCCCCTTAAATTCACGCCGTGTCTATCGCGGCTAGGTTAGTTCTGTATGTTACTTCAAATTGCAGCGTCGCCCAACAAATGCTCATATCCGCATCGTCGATTTTCCAACCAACTCGGCCGGGCTCGCGCGCGATGAGGAGCTCATTTAGCGAATCGCTGGCCATGATCGCATTGTGCACCTCAACCAGAATCGGATCGCAAATCTCATCGGGGATCTCATCCATGGCGGCACGGACGCCTACCTGCACGGCAAAGATAAATCCCCAATCAATCTTTGCGATATTTGGGCGGCTCGGAATATCGCCAACGGGCGAGAGCACGACGGCCGGGAATTCGTCTTTAGCAAAAGCGGCCATGCGCGAGCGATACACTTTCGCGGGCGCGATCGAATCCATATCCTTAAGCAAGGCATCGACGGCGACTAAAATAGAATTGCGTAAACTGTTAGTCATTTAATTCCAGAGTTATGCGCGCCAGTTTGCCATCGGCGATTTTGCGAAACGCGCGGACCTTGTATGCCACGCCGTCAACCTCGATCTCGGCGCCACGCGTGGCGGCGGCCTGAAATTTCTCGGTGATCACGGTAACGGAGCGATCCGAGGAGATGGCAATTCCGCCAACGTCCTCATCGGACTCATCGAAAAGGCCGAGGCCCGACGCGCTACCGCACGTGGTTTTTACACCACAATCCGCGAATAGCGCCTCGAGATCCTCGGTGATCATCGTCGATTAATCCTGATACTTGTTAACGCCGAGAACCTTGGCGCTAAGGAGATACTCGGGATCATCGGTGCCGCCGATAACGCGGTTGAGTTTTACGTAGCGGTGGAGCTCGCCGCGATTGAGCGAGATTTTCTGCACGGAGGCAACCGCTGCGTAGCTCGTGAATCCGCCGCCGGTAACGTCGGTATATGATCCGCCGCTCGTTTCGCAATGCTGGAGTTTGAGCGCCAACGTGGGCAGCGTGCCGGCCTCGTTTTTAACGTCAACGATCACGGCAATTTCGCCGTCCAGGCCGTCGAGGTCGAGAGCCGAGCTATCGCCATTGTCGGTAACGGCCTTTACCGCCTCGAGGTTTTTAACTTGTAATCTGTCGCCTAAATTATTCATAATCCCCCTAATTAAAAAACGTTTATTGACGGTTTGCTTTGGATTCTTTCGCGGCCTTTGCATCGGCATCGGCTTTCGCTTTTGCCTCCGCGTCCGCTTTTTCCTTAGCCTCTTTTTCCTCGGCATCGGCTTTCGCCTTTGCCTCCGCGTCCGCCTTTTCCTTTGCGGCTTTTTCGTCCGCATCGGCTTTCGCTTTCGCGGCCTTTGCGTCGGCCTCGGCTTTGGCTTTCGCCTCCGCGTCCGCTTTCGCCTTTGCGGCTTTCGCCTCGGCGTCGGCCCGTTCTTTGGCTTTCACGGCATTAGCGCCGCCTGGCGCGGCCTGGGCTACCGGGATAGGATCCGCGCGCTCGGCGCGTTTCATACCGATCAGGAGCAACGCCTCATCGCGCGCGAGCGTGCGAACGTCTCCCTTTTTAACCTGTTTTTTCTCGGCCACGGTGCTCTCGAGAAAACGGACCTTGATAACTTTTTCGATAGGCTTATTTTGCATGTGCACAATTCAAGGGCGGCGAGTTTCCTCGGCCGCCCTTGATCCTTTGAAGGTTGATGATTAGAGAGTGTTGTTACCGCGAGCAAAGGAGGCGGCGTGGCGCACGGCCACATCGCAATCTTGCAGGGCAACCAGGCGAACGGCTCCCGAGGTCGAGAGGGAGAAAGGATCCATGGTGAGATCGAGCCCGCTCCACATACCGATCATCAAATCGGCCCAGTTAGCAAAGAACACGTCGCCCGATGCCACTTGGTTAGAAGTGATCGAGTCAAACCCGTTCATTTGGCCTTTATCGTCCATGATATAGATCGGATGGCCGCTAGCTTTTTCAGCGGACTTCAGGGCCCCGCGCATAGCTGCGTTAACGATGTATTTCATAGACCCGATGCCGGCGTTGGCGGCGGTGAGTTTGGTTTCGAGCTCCACGATCTCAGCGAAAGTAGGAGTAGCGGCGCCGAAATCCTTGGTACCGATACCGCTCACGAGCTTAACGCCAGTGGGTTGGTTATCGGCGCCAGTGCCGTAAAGGGCGGCGAGGTCGATGGCGAGAGCCACGATCGCGGCGAGATCGCTGCGAACCATGCTTTCAACATCGATCGAGGATTGCAGGAGGAGCTGCCGAGAAATATCGGTGTAAGCACCGAGAGTTTTCGGACGTAGCGTTACCTGGCCCACGGTCTGTTGGCTCTCGGTAGGCGCTCCGCTTTCGGCAACCCAGTAAGCGGTTGCGGATCCGGTTTGCTTCGGGATGGCTACGTTACCAACAAGGCCGTTCAGCATACGAGCGCCGGCGCCCATTACTGCCGATTGGTTGCGCAGGATCTCGATAAAGGACTGGCTCTCGAGATCGGTGGAAACCAAGTTTCCGCCGCCGGTGGCGCTGCCTACGGTGAGATCGCGGCGGCCGTCGAATTTCGCGCGGAGGATATCCACGGGAACAACGAGGCCGGCCGTTTGGCGTTTCTGGGAGTGGAGTTGCAGCTTAGAGGCGGCGGCCGAAACCTCGCGCTCGAAAGCGGCGGCCTCGAGGGCTTTGGAATCGTTAGGATTCGCCAACGCGTTAAGGGCGCGCAGGAAAGAATACTGACGAATCTCTTTTTGATTCAGGCCAACGACGGCCTCGTTGCCGGTGATCGGCTTTTGCTCTTTGCCCATGCGCTCGAGGAACGCGGCCTGAGCCTCGCCAATCGATTTATCGGCAGCGATGAGCTCGCGCGCGAGCACTTGCATGCCGTGCTTTTCGCCGATCGCGAGGATCGTTTCGGTGCGCTCACGCTCCGCCTTTTTCGCGTTTGCGGCGGCTTCGTCTTTGGCTTTTTGCATTTCAACTGGATCCATAATCGTTATCTCCCTGGTCTTTGTTACTGGTTTATCGTTAATTACCGGAACCTCAATTTCCGCATCCTCATCGGCGCGGCCCAGGCCAACGGTAGGATCGGCCGGAATGCTCACGGAGGAAACCTCGAACGGCATCCACTTGGTGATCAAATATTCGTCGCCGTCGTCGCCGCTCTTTTGCAGCTTTACCTCGAGCACGCGGTAGGCAAAGGACACGTTAGGCAACGTGCCGTTTGACATATTCCGCATTTTCTCCTCGGCAAAAGGGCCCTCGCAAAAACGCATATCAACGTAGCCACGGCGATCGGCGCCGATCTCCGCGCCCGTGCACACGCCTAGCACCTGATCGCGATCGTGATTCCAAAGCACGTTAGCGCCGCCAACGAGGCGAGAGAGATCCGCCGCGCCCTGGGCATGGCTTAGAATCTCTTTCCCGAAATAACGCTCCACGGGATACTCGCTCGAGAAGGAAAATCGAGCGGTGCGTTTTTCAACGTCAACAGAAATCGAGGCCGATTCTAGGGCGCGATACAGAGTTTTTAGCTTCATATGCATTTAGTGAAGCACAAGGGACAAGATTCCCCAAATATTTCTCAAAATTCCCCGAAAAATATTTATCGCAGCGTGCAATCCGACACGGAGGCGCGTCAAAAGTTAAAGTGAAAACTTAAGGAACGGCTCTATTTTAGGAGCGCGGAGTTTCCGGATACACGATCAGGATATTGGCGCGCACTGTGAGCACGGAGGCGCCGGCGTTTTGCGTGATCGTGGTTTTGATCTCGCGGCCCTCAACTTTTTTTATTTGCTCATCGGTGGAAATCTCGAGGAGCGCCGTATCGGTCGGCGTGAGCGCGAGCGTAAACGTGCCGGCCACCGCGCTCGTGATCGAGTGTTTGCCGTGGGCGAAAGTAACGGCCTTGCCGCCAGGCCCGCGCATTTGCGTGGAAAAGGAGGCGCCCGTGAGATCGTGCGGCGTCTCGGGCGCACTGAGCGCGGTAAGGCGGAGCGTGGCGGAATCGCCCTTGGTTAACTTGATCATGTGGTGGCCTCCAAAATTCCGGCGAGCTCCTGCCCCTCGAGCTCGTGGTTTCCAATTACGTTGGTAACGTTATCGAGCTCACCCACGAGCTCCTCGGCGTTCACTAAATACACATCGTCTTTAGCCACGCGGCTCGGATCGAGCGCCGTCCACCTCTCGGGCGCATAATATTCCCCGGTGCCGTCGTTGGCGGCGACGCCGATTTTAGTGGTAGCCTTTGCGGCCGCGATCGCGGTGCCGGCCACAACGGAGCCATCCTGCGTTTGACTATTTCCGCTTAGAATCTTATCGGCCGCGAGGGCCGTATTGAGATCCGTTCCGCGATACGTGCCGGTGCCGTCGTTAGCGGCGACGCCGTGTTTTGTAGTGGCGGCTACGGCCGCGATCGCCGTTCCGGCCACGGGCACGCCATTAATGGTTTCGCTGGCGCCCGTGAGAATGTTTCCGGCGCCGGCGCCAGTATTGAGCGTGCCGTCGAAATCGGCACAAGTTAGCCAGGCGGTGCGTGCGGCATAAACGTGCGGCTCGCATGTATCCCATATATTAACTTCGTTTATAAACCCATTAAAAGGGTATTGCCCTAGCACTATTTGCCCGGCGACGGCCCAATCTAAATCATATCGGGCATCGGAAGGATTCCCCACGGATCCGGTGCCGAGTTGGACGCCGTCCACGGAGTAATACCAATTCGTCCCGTCTGACGTGAGCATGTAATCCTTAAACACGCCGCTCGTGAGCGAGATCCCAATGGACGCGCTAAGGAATAAATCGGAAAATCCACTTTTTGGTTGCGCCTGAATGCGGATAAGATTGTTATCCTGCCAAACCAAACGAGCGCCGCCATAAGTTGGAGTGCCTCGCGACGGCCCCACGCGGATTAACTGTAAATCACTCGAGGGCGTGCCGGTAAAGTTTGGAGCGGCCCGAATCCTCATGCTGAAAATTTTTCCGCTAGCCGGCCAATTTTTCCGGGCGGGATAAAATATTTCCTTATAATCATCCGGCGGCCGCGTTATCGCAATCGCCCATCCTCCAAAGCAGGATGCATCGGCGCTTGTAACCGGCAAGGGCGGCGAATTTGCGGTAGTCCCGCCGACAAAAGTGCTAAACCCTTTCCCGCCCATAGCATAACGGGGGGTTAGGCTATCTCCGCGCAAAGAAAAAAGGAGCCCCATATTACTCCTCCGATCCCGGCTTAGGCTTTGTGCCGGCCGGCGGATCATCCTTAGCCGCTCCGGCCGTGGCTAGCGCCTGCGAGGATCCTTTGCCGTCAACCTGCGCGGGATCGGTATCGAAAACCAGGCCGAGCTCTTTGGCGAGCTCGAGCTCGCGTTTGCGCTGCACCATGAGCTCCTCAAAATCGCCGCCGCCCTGGGCGACGATTTCCGTTTGCGTCGAGAGGCCGGCGCGGATCGAGGAAATGCCGGCGGCAACCTCGCGCGCGGGATCCACCCAGCTCCACCCGCGAGCCGTCCAACGAGGAGCAAGGTAATTTTCCTCGTTAGTGTAAAAATCTTTGATCACGATTTCGCCAGAGAGCACGGCGAGATCGAGCCACTCGACGAAAAGCGGTTGATGAAAGTTCTCGATGAGCCACGCTTGGATTACTCTCCAAACGTCGCGCTCATTATTGAGCGAGAGGCGGCTCGAGCTGTAATTGGTTTGCGAGTAATCGCCGGACACGCTCTCGTAAGATTGCCCGAGGCCAGTGGCCACGCCACGGAGCATCGATCGCATAAACGGATCAAACTGCCCGCCTGGGCGCTTAAGGTCGGGAACAACGATTTTCTCGCCCTCGGCCAAATACTTAAACACGCCGGGAGAAAACTCCGTGAGCCGCTCGGCCGTGTCGGGATCCACGGCATCGCCCTGGAGCTCGCCGTTAGGCGTCTCGATGAAACCCATGAGGGAGGCGGTTGCGCGCGCGGAGATAACCTCGGCGTCCTCGTAACCTTTCATGTGGTGCAGGCGGATCGCGGTCGAGGCTAGCCACGGCACGCCGCGCGTTTGCTTTATCCGCTCCGGGCAAAACAAGTGGTGGATTTCGTCCGCCGGCACGCGCATGCGCGCGCCCGTGCGTTGCCATCCGGAATTTACATCGCCCGGATGATTCGCCAAAAAGTGATAGGCAATCGGGCGGTGCCACTGGTTTTTTTCCACGCCCATTTTTATGTAAGCGCCGCCGGGCAAGTTGGTTTCGTTGTAACTTTCGTCGAGCAAATCCGCCTCGATCAAATCGAGCGCGAGAGGGATTTTCATATTCCCCATGGGCTTGCGGATTTTGCGAATGAGGATTTCTCCGCTCTCGAAAACGGAGCTCATAATCATCTGCTCGATGCCGGCGAAAGAGAGCATGCCGGCGGCATCGCAGTTTTCCTTTTGCTTCCACTTTTTCCACGCCTTTTCGATCGCCTCGTTGGCGGCCTTGTCGGGCTTGCCTCCGCGAGCTCGCTTTGAGGTGGCCTGCATTTTTATGCCCTGCCCTACTACGTTAACAACGACGGTGCGACGCGCGGCCTTTGCGTAATCGTTATTTTGGCAGAGATCCCTCGAGCGATTCCGGAGCCTAACCATGCCGGCGCGAATATCGGCGTCAATGCTCGCGGTTGCGGCTCGCCACTCCGATAAAGTGCGATCAGGTTGCGAGGCCTGGAATGCGCGGCGGCGCGGTTGCCTCTCGAGACGGCGAGCAAAAATATTCAACGGCCAAATCATTTAAACCTCACGTATAAATTGTGCGGATCGCCCAGGCCGTTTTTAATTTTGTCGGCTTTTTCCTCGCGCGCCACGTCGCTTTTGAGTTTGCTCTCGAGTTTCAGGAGCGAGGGAACGTCAACCTTACGCACGGTGCGGTTGGCAATCGTATACTCGGAAACGCCACTCGAGGAGAGAGCGCGGATCGCGGCCTGCACCGCCTCGAGATCCTTTTTCGCCTGGGAGCGGCCATCGAAATTTTCGCTCGCGCTCTCGAGGCTCGGTTTTACGACGGTGCGCCCGGATCCGAGCGTTACCTTTGAGGATCCGCTTTCGGCGCGCGCCTGCCAGAAATAAACGCCAGGAATGAGGAGCGCCGAGGCCGTGGCCGTGATCGCCGTTTGCCAACTTGAGCCGTTCGCGGTGGCCGTGAGATCGAGTTTTGAGGCGCCACGCAGGAAATATTTTAGCGTCCACGTCGGCGCCGCGATCGAATTTCCCTGACTATCGCTCGTGGGAGCATCGTCCCAAGTAACAGAATCACCGGCCATTAACTCGCTTGGAATCCGCATTTTCCCCCGTTTAGCGCCCTAAATCGCCTTACCAACGTGTTACAAAGCCTTTTTTGCCACGATTTAAGCCAATTTTGCGGCTATTTTGGGCAGGCTGTAAAGGTGTATTTTCGTCCTCGGGCCCGGTTTCGGGCGGGAGATCACCTGTTTCCGGCTCGCTGCCATCCTCTTTTTTCGCCGTTAACGCGCCCAGGGCACGCTCGAAAATATCCCAAATTCTCGAGCGGTGATAACGCATATACAAAGAATGCATCGCAGCCACGGCATAAACGGCGCAATCCAAACTCTCGTTGCGCTTTCCGGGCGGCAGGATCCATTCCTTAAACTGCCGGCCGCGCTCAAATCTCGTTACCTGCTTTTCGGCCGTGAATTGCTGATAAAATTCCGGAGTAAGGGCGGCATTCATATGGATGTAACCAGGCCCAGGCTCGTTGTGCTTTAGCCGGCCAAAGATGAGATTTTTGATCGTGTCCGTGCCCACGATATAGAGCTGCACTCCGCTTTTGATAACTTGCCCGCGAAAATTCACATCCATTTTTTTCGGTTTCGATATGGATTGCTGCCCGCGCTGCGAGGATCCCTTTACCGCGATCACCCCGTGCCGGCGCCGTTCGCGCGCGTACTGGTAAACCTCGTGCGTATAGTGGCCGCCCGTATCGATTCCCGTGGCCGCCACTTTGACGGTGCCGCCGAGCTCGTGCCGCCATGGCCGTAAAATGATTTCGTCTAGCTGTTTCCAAATCTCCGGGCGCGCGGGATCCCCGAAAATTTCCTGATGATTGATGATAAAGGCCTCCTCATCGCGCGCCCAACCCCATAGGCTAACGGCAATGCGGTTATCCTGCACATCGACGCCGGCGGTAACGAGCACCGCGCGCGCCGGGATTGCGGCCGGATCGAAAGTTTCAGCGCGAGATTGCAGCGTGTCGGCGCCAACCTTTGCGCTGTATTCCTCCTCCCATAATTCGCCCAAAATTGTGTTAACAAAAGTTTTTAGGCTTTCGGAATCGCCCTTTGATTCCAGAAATTCCGCCGCGAGCTGGCCCCATGCAGCGTTAGGGCTAAAGGAATACGCTGCCCAAATATGAAAGCCGGCGTGCTTTCCGTTTCCGGGAGCGGTGGCGCGCCACCCATAGCGATCATCGCCGGCGAGGTTGCGGCGGTCGGCCTCCTCAACCATCCACATTTTTTGCGCGTGCTCAATTTTGCACTCGTTATCCTCGCACTGGAAATACGCGAGCTCGGGCTCGCCCTCCGGCCATTTCAAATTTTTCCACTGTAAAACTTGAGGCGCATCGCAAACAGGGCACGGCACAAAATATCGGCGCTGATCCGATTGCAAAAATCGCCGCTCGATCCTCGAGGCGTCTTTAACGGTTGGCGTGGAGCCGTCCGCAATTTTTCGGTTGTGGTAATACTCCGTGCGCCTGATCGCCAGTTTGATTTGATCGCCCTCGGCGCCGGCCGAGGCGGGATAGCCGTCTGTTTCGTCGAGGAGCACGATCCGCCGGCTAACGCGCCGGAATCCTCGAGGGGAATTTGCGCCGATCATCCCGAGCACCCAACCGGGCCCGGATTTCTGCAATATCGTGCTCGCCGAGGATTTGGATTTTTCCTCGCTTACCAGGCTAGCGAGCGCCGGCGTGTCGCGCAGCATAGGCGCGATCTCCTCTTTGGAATAGCCCTCGGCATCCTCGATCGTGGGTTGCACGAGCATGATCGGGCAAGGATCCTGGTGGATGTGGTAGCCGATCACGTTATTGAGAATTTTCGTCCACCCGACGCGGGCGCTTTTCATACAGGTGATTTGCTCAATAATGGGATCGGTAAAGGCATCCATGATTCCGCGCTGATATGGAATCGTTTTCCAGCGGCCGGCCTCGGCGCTAGATTCTGCCGACAAAAACGCGTAACGATCCGCCCAGGCCGAGAGGCTTAGTTTCGCCGGCGGCTTGAATGCCGCCAAAAACTTGAGGGCGGCCTGGGCGAGGGAGCTCATTTTAAAATAAAATCTAAAATCTTATCTCGTGCCGCCAAAAAATCGGCGTGCGTCTCGTTAGATAAAATCTCTGCATCCGGGAAAGCTGCGATTATGTTTTTTACTTTCGTTGCCCTGCTTTTTAAAAATGTTTCATTTTGCGAATCACCTCGAGCGCGGTGCCTGATTGATTTAGTTTCTAACGACGCCGACAAAACAAATATTTTGGTTTCGGCGATTGACTTGGCTAGCGTTAAAAACTTTACATTGCCGAGGCGATCGCCCTCAAAAAACACTCTAAAATCACGATCAGAGTTTTTCCTTAAATAGTCCTCCGCGTGCGGTTGCACGGCCATCGATAGGCGATCAGTGCCAGGAAATTTCTCGAGCGGCGCGTATGATCCAAAAACGGCCACGCGCTCGTGTAGCATCCCCCTCAACAGGCCATGCGCCAGGGTTTGGCCGGGCGGCAAGGCTTTTATTACCTCGAGGGCGAGCGTTGATTTTCCGGACGCCGGCTCCCCTATTAACGCTGCGAGTTTCATTCAGTGCCCTTTTTATTTTTAAGCATGTTTAGAAATTTCTGCTCCCAACCAAGCCACAAATAAAACTTATGCATACCGTGCTCCTGAGCCTCCGCCCAGGCGCGCGCCGGCGTCCAACCGCAACGGGTTACTCGCCAATAAGCGATCACGATTCCGGTGCGGTCTTTGCCGTGTTTGCAGCAAACAAAAATCCCACCGAAAGAGCCCGAGCGGCGGTGCGATTCGATTCTGGTCGCGCACCACTCGAGCACGTACTGTTGCGGGAAACGGATATTGGAAAAAGGCATAAAAAGGTATTCACAGCCGAGGCGCACCTGCCAATCCTGAGCCCCAAAGGCCCAGCGGAAAAGGCGCTGAAATCCGTTCTCGATGTGGAGCCACCGATCAATGCCGCGATCGCGCAGGCGCAGGAGATCATCAAACCCCTTTGGGTTTTCTCCGCGATAAATCTTTTCCTCGACGCTAAATATTTTCATTCTGAAACTCCCGCCAGCTTTTGCAGCTCGGCCCGAAAATTCTTCCAAGTTTTTTCAAGTAATACGTGCGTCACGTGGAATCCGCCGGCATGCATTTTCTTTTGGCACTCCGGGCAAATTTGCGCCTCAACCGAGCCTCCCAGCAATTCCATTTTTACTTTCGATAGCTGCCAAAACTTTTTGCCTGGAAACTTTTTTAGGCAAATGCTGCAACCGAGCGTATCGATATCGTTTTTTTGCGTTTCCATTTTTTAATCCTCGTATTTGAATTCTGGCCGATCATCCACGATCTCCGCCGGCTTTCGCTCGAGCCGATCCTCGCAACCATGGCATTCTAGTTCGCCGTAATCGTCTGTCCAACATATTTCCGTGCACCGCTTCCACGATCGCGGCCGCCAATCCGGCGCGCACGAGGCGAGCAGGTAGGACGCAAAGCAAAGGACTAAGGCAAAAACAAAATTCCGGCTATGCACCGGCCTCCAATGCGGCCGTCCTCGCCGCCTCGCGATCTCCGGTTTCGCGCAATACTCTCGAGTAAATTTTTCGCTGCCGCTTTCCGAGCTCTTTGATCTCCTCCGGCCTGGGCTCGGCGGGCTCGGGCCGGAGCAAGCCAAAGGGATCAGTTTGAGCAACGCCGCCCAGGCTCGCGAGCATTAAAGCCACCGCCATCGATGCCGTGCCAAATCCGCTAGACCGCATTTACCGCCTCCGCTTTTTCCATTTCCTTTTGCTCCCCGGCGCTCGCGAGATCCGAAAGCGCCTCATAGATCAAACCCTCGAGGATAACCGCGCCGGCCGGCGTGAGCTCGGGAATCGCCTGCCGCGCCCTCGAGGCAATCCCCATTACCTTTGTGCGCGCGATCGCGGCCGCGTTGAGCCATTCCTTTTCCACGTCCGCAACCTTGCAAAGGGATCCCTCTTTAACCGCGAGCTCGAGCTCCGCGAGCTGCGCCATCGCGTGCTCGCGGCGCCCGCGCGCCTTTTGGTAATCCAAAACGGGCGGCTCGGCGTGGAGATGTGGGTTTTCCCCAAGTGGTAGGGCGAAGCCCCCTGCTCGCGATTTTTTTTCCGTTTCGGAATTTTGCGCCGCGATCGCGGCCGCTGCCACCTCGCCGCGCATCTTTGATTGATCCGAGTTTTTCATCCACTCGAGATCCGCGAGCTCGGAATTGATTTTCGGTTTCTTGCCGCCGTCCGGATCCGGCACGATCGAATCACGCAGGCGCCCGGCTTTCATAGCCTTAGAAACGGCCTGAGCGGAAACGCCGCGATGCGCGGCATATTCTTTTTGCGATAGGAGCGGCATCCTTACAGGATGGCGGCCCAGGCCGAAAAAATCAACGTCCCTATATCAAAACTCAACTCATTTCAATACTCATTGCCTAGTTAATCAACGCGCCCGAGAATCACCA